AGGGACCAGGCTTTATTGCTCTGCTTGGTGATCTTAAATACACCATCTGACAACTGAATTCCGCCATTCTTAATGCTCCAGCCCTGCGCAGCAGCATCTCCGGCTGTCGGCAACAGGGAGATTGTGCGTACGGATGCATCTTCAGACGGCCCCGATGGCGTGTCGCCGCCGGGCGAGGGTTTGATTTCCGGTGCCTTACCACTGATGAAGGCTAAGGTGCGACCGGCTACGTTCAGAATAGCGGTTGCCATACGATCGGGAATAATGCCACGACGCGCCCATGAGCTGAAATGCGTCTGGCGATTTGATGATACCCAGTTTTTGTTCGTTCGGGATGCCGAACCGTAATATCCCTCACTTGCAGCATCCGGATCTTCCGTTGGTGCGTTGGTGGAGGTATTGTTGCCACTACCATCGGTCAGGAACGGCACAAAGAAAACGTTGTCGCTCTCCCTGTTTTTGTACGCCCCGTAAATGGTGTCGTACTGCGTGCCGTAGGTGTTTTTCCAGTAATACGTCGTGTCACCACAAATCCATGGCACACTTGCCGCTCTGCCTCCATGACACTGCGTGTTAAACTCGGTAATGTCCGCACGAAACTGTTTCAGCATGGCCGTAAACAGCGGAGGTTGCTGTGAGTACGTAGCGGCGCTCATGTCAAATTCGCCCTGCATCCAGCATACGGCCAGCAGCATGTTTTTTGGGTTTTTCTGCAATGCGGCCTTCGTGCGCAAAATCAGGTCCTGATATAAAGGTTTACCCACACCCCAGCGAGCCGAATCCTGACTGGCTCCTGTGGACTCGCTGAATGTCCCCTCCGCGCCCTGGGTGAATGCCGAACCACCACGACAGCATGGAACCAGTAAAATCCCGGCATTCTGTGGAATGTAAGGCAACAGGCGTTTGGCAATATGCAAGCCCTGTCCGACACAGCCATACTGCCCTTTGCTCAGGTCTGCATTCGGGTGATTCAGTGCGCTCATATCCTGAACATCATGCAGGCAGTGGTCTGCCGGAATGATGTCGTTAAATGCGCATGCTTTACCACCGGGAGTCACTGTGTTGCGACGGGCCAGTTGCTTAATGCGTGGGTGGGGCGCATCGTAAGAATCCGGCAGCGGCATTCCCTCACCATATGACATGGCATTGGATTGACCAGCAAGTACCACCACGTAATACCACTCCGGCACGCTGCCGTGCTGGGGGGAATCAGGTGAGATGTCTGTAGTGCCATCGGCCACCATTGCCTGCATTAGATACCACGGGGTGCCGGGTTCGTAGGCAACCCGCGTCTCCCCCTGAAGATGCCACCCTTTCGCAAGATGTTCATTCACCTTTTGAGTCAGTTCAGCCTGTGTCATGGCTGTAATCAGTGCAAAGTTCTTACTGGTCATTGTGTTACTCCCGTCTGGTGTGTCAGTTCGGCTATTCTCTTATCCAGTTCAGCAATGGCCCGTTTATCCGCGTTACAGGTTTCCAGTGCATCCAGAAGGCGGTCGCCCCATATTCCGAGGTTTCCCCATGTGGGTGGGTCAGGGAAGGGGGGAGGCGTTACCGGCATGGTCAGCGTCTGCGGTATAAGCCGGACTGACGGCGCTGGCCCTGGCGCGTTCTGCGTGCCTGCGCAACCTGTCAGTAAAACGAGCGTCAGGCAAAGCGTGGGCGCATTCATCTTTTGCAATATCGTTGCGTAGCTGTTCACGTCTTACCTCTCCGTCCTGATTGCGTTGCTGATTTTCCGCGCGGAGCTGAGCCAGCACCTGCTGCATATCCTGTACCCCGGCGCTGATGATATTCAGTGTGTCGACGGTACTTTTCAGGGTGCTGGTCTGCGCTTCGTTTCTGGCGTTCTCCCGGCCCAGCGACCATGACAGACGCATGGATGTTCCCCATGCGGCAATCAGAAGGAAAGTGACGCCAAGCGTGGGCCAGAGCTTCATGCCGGATAGGCTCCGTGTGGTAACTGAAAATGCGGTCCGTCTTTCAGGGTCTTCCAGTCGCCGCCCCATTCCACCGGAATATTCAGTTCCCGGCTGGCCTGTCTGAATGCTGCTGCGATTTTTTCGTACAGCGGCCATTCCCATGACACCTGGCTGCCAACATAAGCCACAACATCCACGGCATGCCCTGTGAGATGGCGACTGTTCATGGTCTGGCTCTTGCCTGTGGTCACGAGCTGCTTCTGACGATAACGACTGCGCAATCCTTCGGTGATACCAAAATCCACTTCCGAAATTTCCAGTGCCCGTCGGGTCACTTTCACCAGATCAGGATTTACGCCCTGCAAATTCTTTTCGCTCCGGCTGCTGAATTTAAATGTGTTGCTCATTCGTCCTTCTCCTTCACCCTGCGATTAAAGGCCGCAATAACCTTGTCGCGTGCTTTCTCTGCCCCCATAAAACCGATTGATGCGCCGATAAACGTCACGGCATCTTCAGGAAAACCGAAGAAGCGCAACGACCCGGCCACGGCCATGGCAAGAACGCCGCACGCCAGCGATCCCGTTACGGTCTGAACCAGTGTTCGTCCGTCATAAAGACTCATCAGCGCGGAAATGCTGACCGCCGCGCCTACTGCATACACCGTTGGCAGGTGGTCAAAGAGCCATGCAATAACCTGCTCTGTGATCCCTGTTTGAATGGTGCTCACTGCTACTCCCCCCACAACTGAATCATTTCTCGTTTCTTCTTCTCCGGCTCCGGCATCTCCACTTCCTGCCCGGCGTCCAGAAATACCTGCTGACAGAGTCCGGGGTTGGCATCCAGCACCTTTTCGGTGACGCCCTGCGTCGTGCCGTAGTACCGGAAACAGAGCGAATCCACGGTGTCGCCTTCCAGTGCCTTCACTTTCATCAGCACAACTCCGCAAAGATTCGCGGGCGGCACAGAATGTCAGAGATGGCCCAGCTCACATCACGCCACAAATCCGATGTCTGTATATCCAGAGCGTCCGCCCGGCGGTCGCCCTTGTCCGTTGTGTCTGCATCACGATAACGCTCCAGAATCAGGGCGCGCGTGGCGGTATAAACAGCATTGCGCCAGTGCCAGAGATTGACGCTTTCTCCGTTAATTACAGGGGCCGGAACATCGGCCAGCGTCTGATGGCCAGCCGCCTGCTGTTCCTGCTGCCACGCTTCCAGCTCGCGGGTAACGTGTGCCACGGCCCCGGTGGCGGTATGCAGCAGGCGGGAGGTGGTCACACGGCCCGGCAGTCGTACCGCCAGACGCAGCTCACGCAGCACAATATCCGGCCAGAATGCACCCGCTGAAATACGGGTATCACCATCATCGGTATCGGTGATGTCGTCCTCTGCGGGTCCGGGGTTGGTTCTGGCAACCATACTCATGGGGTTCACTCCTGAAAAAATCGGGCGGTGGGTGCGCGGTGTAAACGGTCACGGAGTCAAACCGGAACACCGCGCACGCCGCCCGCTGACGGGGTCAGTCGTTAACCGCGCTTCGCCTTCTGCGTCGCGGTGGTTTTTCGTGTTGCAGGCTTCCGCGTTGTCTTTTTACTTTTGCTGCTTTCGTCCTGCGCCTGCGGTGTGCTGGCATCTTCTGGTGCGGCTGCGGAATCGGCTTTTTTCAGGCGCGGGAAAGGGTTGCAATCTCGCGTTTCACACCTGCGTTCGGGTTCAGGTGCATTGCTTCGCGCAGCAGCTTCAGTGATGAGGCCATGCTGTCCGCATCGGTCAGGCCACGGCGGGCAAAGGCGCACGCTTTGCATAATTTGGCGCGCACTTCGTCCGGCATGTCCTGGTCGGTGACAATCTCCCGGAGGGTGTCCAGTGGTTCGATAAAGGCGGACAAATCCGCGTCGGCATCCGTCCCGGCCTGCGTCAGTACCGGATTACAGATTTCTTCGGTCAGTACCGTGGCAGCAGTACGGCCAAAGTTATCCGGCATGATGAGGTTGTGATGGACCACATACGCGCCGATACGCAGCGCAAGCGGAAGATCGCCACAGTCAATCGCCCACACCATCAGCGTGGCAATCACTTCATCCTGCTGCCCGCCGTCAGCTTCCAGCGTTCCCTCAATCCAGCCGGAAAAATCCGGCAACAACTCTTTTTTGATGGCGGCTTTCGCGCTTCTGGCCTGTACGCCCTTTAGCCTGGCCTGTGCCAGACGCAGACGATACAGCACCTCTTCATGCGCGGTACGCGCGGCGTGGTCCACACCTTCATTCGCCCGGCCTGCGCGCTGTGCCATCACGTTCTGCCAGTGTTGTTGTGCAGGAGTAATCATTTTTTCTCTCCGTTACAGGCGGGCATGATGCCCGCCGTGAGTTGATTAGCTGTCGGCGAACTTCAAGCCAGTGACCATCGCGCACTTGCCATAGTCTTCAACGACATAAGCGTCATTGATGGACTGGTAGGTGGCGATGCGGTTGTATTCCGGCTCGTCTTTCATCAGGCGACGCATTGAACCTTTCTGCCAGTAAATCGACAGGTTGTTGAACGAGGTGATCAGCATCGTTGCATCCGGGAAGAACGGCGCAAGGAACACGCCCAGCCCGCCAATGGTGCGCGATGACAGGATGAGCTGCCCGGCAAGTAATTCCGCATTGGGATTCTGGCCGCTGATGCTGTTCAGTACGGGCAGACGCAGCGAGTTAAACAGGTTGCGCCCCATAATCACCACAAGGTCGTCAGCTTCCTTGTGCCATTCATCCAGCAGGGATGAGCGCGCATCCTGTACCAGAGCATCGGCATTCGCATACTTACCCGCGTGCGCCACAGTGTTGTCCATGTTGCGGGAGGTCAGCGTCACGTCATTCATTACGCGCTCGCTGGCATCGGTTCTGATGTGCTCCAGCCAGCCCACGTTAACGTCCTGAAGCAGCTTGTTGGTGTGAAAATCAGACTCGTAGGCGTGGGATGTGCCGTTAAAGCCAATCATGATGCGATCAAGCGCTACCTGCCGGGCGATCTGTGTACTGATACGGGACTGAAAATCGCTGTGGGCCGCCCAGGTATCAAGCTGTGGGTACGAAATAAAGGTATCGTAGTTCACCTGTTCGCACTGGTACTGACGAGAGTTCATATCGATCACGTTATTCGGGTTACGGCGTTTGATGCCGTCATAACTGCTATTCGTGCGCGCAATTGGCCCGGTGGTGTCCAGGAGGATTTTTTCGCCTTTCTGGTCGGTCACGCCGATCACGTTAATTCTTTTCGTAAATTCGGTACTTTCCTTTGAGGCGTTTTCAAAACGCTGCTGCACCGCGGGTTCCACGGTAAATCGCGATACCAGTGCAGATACCGGGATATTGTTAAGCGACGCCTGCTGCGCCATATAGCAACCCAGCTTGTTGCGGGTAATATCTGACATCACCAGATTCATAAAAAATTTGCTCCTTTGTCTTATCAGAAGTCAGCCAGCTGGTCGGAGGCTGCGCCCGTTGCGGTGAAGCGGTTCTGCGGATCGCCGTCCTGCGTGCGCAGTTTTTCCGTCAGAGCTGTCAGCTCTGTGGTCAGTGACGTGATTTTCTTGCTGTCCTGCTGATGGCGGGTTTCCAGCACATTAAAACGGTCGATAATGTCGGCCTGTGACGTTGCGACGCCTTCCACCGCTTCCTGAATACGGGAGAAACTGGCGTCATCCGCTTTGCGGCCACGACCAACTAATCCCCATTACGCGGTTAAACCACTGGGTGCCTTCTTCCTGGCGTTGTTCTGCCATTTCGATGATTTCAGACTCGATGGCTTCGGAGATAAGCGGTGCTTCACCCTGAATACTGTTGAACGTCATCACCGCCTGACGCTGCTGTGCCGTGAATTTCAGGCGCTCAGTGCCCAGGCTTGCCGGGGTGTCGGTCATCGCCAGCCCGACCAGATAGGCGCGCCCGTTAACGGAGAACTGCGGGTGCAGTTCGATACTGGAATAGATTTTCTTGCCGTCAGCGACAAGCTGCTTCATGCGCTCGGTCGGTTCGATTTCTGCATACAGCGCAGTACGTCCGGCCAGCGGGCCTTCCGTAATATCTTCCGTACTCAGCGCGGTGACATCGCCCATTGCGGAAAATTCGCTTGACGGGCATGGCGAGAGATAGTGCTCAACGTTCACGCGGGCAGCGTAAACATCCGGGTTGAAGTTCTCGGCGGCTTCACGCAGATGTACCGCGCTGATTTCGCGGCCATCAACAGTTGATCCGGAGACAGCCACGCGAAACTTTTTGCGGGATGTCTTTTTTTCATTAGCCATAGTTTTTGCCCCTCTGACTGGTTCTTCAGTCATGATGGCAAAGCGTAACAGGCTGATACAAAGGGCTTTTGTTGTAAGAAAACGGCCAGAACAGGGGGTTAAGGAGAACGGTTTCGCGCGCGGGTAATCTTCCTGTAATTACTCAGGGGGAGCAATGATTCAGGACGCTTTTGTGCGCCAGCGTGCGCGGCAACTTTACTGGCAGGGTTATCCGCCCGCAGAAATATCACGTCTGATGGGAATAAACCCGAACACGATTTATGCGTGGAAAAAACGCGACCAGTGGGATGAAACGCCACCCGTGCAGCGTGTCACGCAGTCCATCGATGCGCGCCTCATCCAGCTTACTGAAAAACAGAATAAAACAGGCGGTGACTTTAAGGAAATAGACCTGCTGACCCGGCAGCTTAAAAAGCTGCATGATGGCCAGCCGGATGTGACGGCCGCAGGAAAGAAAGGCCGGGCGAAAAAACTCAAAAATCATTTCACGCCGGAACAGATTGCCGCACTGCGGGAAAAATCATCAGCAGGCTGGAGTGGCATCAGCGGGGCTGGTTTGACACCCTGACCCTTTGCAGGGAAGCCGGGATACGTAACAGGATGATCCTGAAATCCCGACAGATTGGGGCGACCTGGTATTTTGCACAGGAAGCTCTGCTGATGGCGCTGCGTGACGATGTGGCGCAACCTTACCAGCGTAACCAGATTTTTTTTGTCTGCGTCGCGTCGTCAGGCGTTCCAGTTTAAAAAGCATTATTCAGAAGGCCGCGGCTGAAGTTGATGTGGAGCTGAAAGGGGGCGATAAAATCATCCTCTCCAACGGCGCAGAGCTGCATTTTCTCGGCACTTCTGCTGCGTCGGCACAGTCCTATACGGGCTAATTTTTATTTTGATGAATTTTTCTGGGTCAGTCGCTTTGCTGAACTGCGCAAGGTGGCTGGCGCTATGGCAACCCTCAGCGGACTGCGGCGCACCTACTTTTCCACGCCATCCACCGAAACGCACGAGGCATACGCCTACTGGAACGGCGACCGCTGGAACGAGAAAAAGGCCTCGCATAAACGCCAGCGTTTTTCTGTGGACTGGAAAACGCTGCATAACGGGCTTATCTGCCCTGACCGGACGTGGCGGCAAATTGTCACGCTGGAAGATGTGGTTAATCACGGCTGGAAACACACCGATATCGACGAAATTCGTGATGAAAACACCGAAGATGAGTTCCTCAATCTCTATATGTGTGAGTTTGTCCGCGAAGGGGAATCGGCATTTAACCTGAATATCCTGATTGGCTGCGGTGTTGACGGATACGACGACTGGAAAGACTGGAAACCTTTTGCTCCCCGCCCGATGGGGAATCGTCCGGTATGGATTGGGTATGACGCAAACGGCAGCAGTGGAAACGGCGACAGCGGCGCTGTGTCCGTGGTGGTTCCTCCGGCTGTTCCTGGAGGCCGTTTTCGAACGGTGGAGACGCGACGCGTTCAGGGGCTGGAGTTTGAAGAACAGGCCAGAGTCATTGAAGAGTTCACGTGTCGCTACAACGTGGAACACATCGGCATTGATGTGACAGGCGGGAACGGGGAGGCTGTTTATCAGATAGTGAAACGGTTTTTCCCTGCTGCTATTCCGTACACCTTCACGCTGTCATCAAAACGGTCGCTGGTACTGAAAATGCTGCAAATAATGCGTGCCGGGCGGTGGGAATACGATCGCGCCGAACGCGAGCTGGTCGCAGCCTTTAACGCCGTGCGTAAGGTGAAAACACCGGGCGGCTTTATCACTTACGAAACGGACCGCGCGAGGGGGATCAGCCACGGCGACCTTGCGTGGGCAACCATGCTTGCTGTCATTAACGAACCAATTGGCGGCGAAGGAGAAAACGAGCGTTTCACGGTTATGGAGTTCTGATGAGCAGAAAAAATAAAAAGTGCGCATGAGTTCACGCATTGATCTCGCTGATGCGCTCAGGAAAGAATCATCGCTCAGTGCATTCACATTTGATGGTCCTTATCGCCTGACCGGGCATGACCTGCTGGACAATATGTACTGTGCTGATAACGGGCGGTGGTATGAAACACCGGTGGACTGGTACGGTCTGGCAAGAGCTGCCCGGCAAACGTCCTGGCATCAGTCTGCGCTTTACTTTAAGCGCAATGTATTACTCGGTTGCTACATCCCGCACCCGCTGCTTTCCCGGCAGGATTTCTCGGCGCTGGCGCTGGACTGGTTTGTGTTCGGTAACGCATTCCTTGAGCTTCGAAGCAATATGCTCGGCGAACCGCTTAAATTACGGCACGCCCTGGCGAAATACATGCGACGCGGAAGCGATCTTGAATCATGGTGGTATGTGCAGGATGGTAAGGATGCGTTTCAGTTTCGCCCAGGCAAAGTGTGCCACCTGATGAATCCTGACATTAACCAGGAAATCTACGGCATGCCGGAATATCTTGGCGCATTACTCTCGGCCAGCCTGTCTCATTCGGCGGACATGTTCAGAAAACTGTATTACGACAACGGATCCCATGCCGGGTGCATCATCTACATCGGTGCAGCGCAGGTAAACCGCGAAAGCATGGACTCCCTGAAAGAAACGTTACAGGGTGCGCGTGGTGGCGGTGCGTTTAAAAACGTGCTCATTCATGCGCCCAACGGGGGCAAAGAGGGGGTGCAAATTTTGCCGTTCCAGCAGATCACCGCAAAGGATGAGTTCATGAATGTTAAGGCGGCATCCCGTGATGATGTGCTGGCTGCGCACCGCGTTCCGCCGCAACTGATGGGGGCGATGCCGGGCGAAAAAAAGTGCGTTTGGTGATGTGGAGAAGGCCGCGTCGGGTTTACGCAATTAACGAACTGATCGCCCGTCATGGAGGCCATGAAGCACATCAATGACTGGCTTGGACGAAAAGGTGATCCGCTTTAACCCTTACGCACTGTTAGACACCCAGCCCACATCCTGACGCGCTTCGCTTGTCTGCTGCTTCGGCCGGGGCAATTAAAAAAATTTATCGCCCCGGCTCTCCAGCTCCTGTATCAATCAGATAATTTCACGACGCTTTCCTGCTGATTGCCATCATCGACAGTCAGACTCTTACGCAATCCCACCGCGTTGACTGCATGTTCTCGCCGTCTCAGTGCGATTTTGACGGCCTTACCTTTCACCCCATCAAATCAAAAGCCCTCACGTCTTTTTCACGCTCAGCGTGAGAAATACAGCCACTCTGTTGTATCTCTGCGACATCGTTCAGGGAATGCTATTTACCCCCTGAAACGCGGGCTGTTCCCCCGTCACCTGCGCGCAGAAAAAGCGCGTTTTTTTGTGCACGCACGGATCCTTGACGGATCCAGCCGCCATGCGGGCCGGAAGGGTAAAAAGTCGTTCAAAAAAATTGTGCAAATTTGTGCACTTTTGTGCAAACAAAAAGCGCCCCTGAGGCGCTTTAGTGTTTTATAGGTTGTGTATATTTGCTGGGTCCTTATCCTGCTGTGCTTTCAACTGATGAGGGGAACAAAATCTTTTCATCAAACCCTGCATTCATATCATGGACAGCAACACACCAATCCATTGACGAACGATTATCAAGAGCCTCCATGATTTCATCCATGCGGCGTAGGTCATACAGGTAAATGCTTTTATCGCCAATGGTGTAAAAACCAATTTTTTTCGGTGATGGACAGCGATCAAGAACGTCCTGTAATTCGCTCAACCATGCTTGCTCTTTTTTTGTCAAAGTTGCCATATCACTCTCCTTTGATGCCAATGTCTACAGCTTGGCAAGCCTCTTTGGTCACCCAGTCAATAGCGTCTTTCCATACTCCAGTTTCGACTGGCGGATTCTCACGCTTTACCTGTTCATAGAAACGCACCGCTCTAACCAGTCCATCTGGTACTGCTGGCGCTGGCGGCTCTCGATACATAGGGATAACACGTCGCAGGTCCGCGTATTTATCTGGCGGACACTGATATATCTCACCGAAACCATACTGCTTGACATCACGCAGTTCCTCATCATCAGTCCATGCAACAGGTTTCGCTTCCAGCGATGTGAGTGCGATTTTCAGTGCGATTAACATATTGTGATCGTTTTCATCAAGGCCAAACGGGATGTCTTCACGACACGATTCAAGGTCTGCAATTTTGCGTTGTAACCATTTTTTGGGGATAGTTGCCATAGATGCTCCTCTCCTGTTTTCACTCTGGGAAAAATGACTGAATGTTCTTTCTTATCTCGCTAGTGCTGTGATTGCTTCCGGTGGCAGGTGTGCTGGCATATTTACTCTGAATATTATTCTTGGCTGGCGCAGCTCCTTCTTCCGGCCATTCGGCCAACCAATAGGCAAATGCAGGATCGCGTTTTATGAGTGCCAGCCCGGCCAGAAAGGCCGCGCGTTGCGCGCGGCTGCGTTCAGAGGCTGGCAGGCTGTCGAGGTAATTACACGCCTCCCGTTCACTATTGACGGCGACTGGCTTCAGATAGAAACTTATCCGTCTGGTTGGTGTCGTCATTGGTTTACTCCTTGTCCATTGCGTACAGCCCATTAACCAGAGCAAACTGTGGCACCCCGTCCGCGATGAAAGTCGCATTAACTCCGCAGGCTTCGCGGATAGCGGGTGCCACAATCTCCGCCCCGCCACCGACAACCATCACCCGCCCGTAACCCGAAAAACCCGCCAGCGCGCGGATCACGCGTTGTTTCAGTGTTTCTCCTTTTCACGAATAACCGCCATCAAGCTGG